TGAAAATATTTGGGGTAATATCTGGAAGTTTATCTATGGTATCAATATTTGGGGCAATGGTAGCATGGGCGGCGGTCAGCCGTATATCTGCAATGATTATAACTATGCTGAATCGAAGAACAGTGACAACTACGAAGCAGCCGGGTTCACTATTTCAAACGCAAGTGGTTATATTTCTGCAATGGGATATTCAACCGCTTTTGATTGGCTGTTCATTCCTTCTGAATGCCTTGGTAACAGTTCACTGCCTGTTGGTGACTACACTTATGTTACTGTCAACCTGAACGGTTATAGAATTGTTCTATTGGGCGGTTACTGGAGTAGTGGCTCTAGTGCGGGTGCTTTCTGTTGGGGTGTGAATAACGGTGTCGGTTATCGGAGTCGGGGTATCGGCGGTCGCTTGGTGTATATCCCAACAAGGGATTCTGCTGCATATACTGCTGCTATTGCATCATGGAAAGAACAGATGCAGAAAGCAGCATAATAATTGAATATAGGTCAAGGGATTTGCTGAATTATTTTGTTATAGCCTGTAATGAAAACCATGAAAAAAGTAATTGTTCAATTAGGCAGTAACTGGAATAATGGCTCTAATGCAGGTACTTTCTATTGGAATGTGAATAACAGTGTCAGTAATCGGAATCAGAATATCAGCGGTCACTTAATGAATGCAAGATGCAGCCGGGAGAAATCCCGGCTGTTTCAAATAAACGTGCTTAACCCCTTGACCCTGCCACATGGCAAAACAGAAAAATAGACAGATGCAGACAAGTCACCGCATGGTGATATTACTGTCTTACTCAAAGTTTAGTATAACGAGAGGAAACGTCAACCGTATTTACCGGGCGGCAGTTGCCGTTGACTGAAATTCGGTCTTTGCATACACCAATAAATGAAACGCTATGACCACTTATATGAAAAGATTTATGACATAGAAAATCTTAGGAAAGCCCACCAACACGCTAAGAAGGGTAAAGGGTGGTATAAGGAAGTCAAGCTGATTGACGAAAACCCTGACTATTACTTGAAACAGATTCAGGAAATGCTGATCAACCATACCTACCATACTTCTGAATATGAGATTTTCACGAAAAAGGAAGGTAAGAAAGAACGAAAGATTTATAAACTGCCTTATTTTCCTGACCGTATATGTCAATGGGCTATTTTGCAGGTCATTGAACCCTGCATCATTAACAACTTAACTGATGATACCTATTCAGCAATACCGAAAAGAGGAATACACAACGCACTGACGAAGCTGCAAAATGCTATGTGGTACGATGCAGAAGAATGTCAGTTTTGCATGAAACTGGATGCCCGGCATTATTATCAATCAGTCAACCATGAACTGTTGAAAGAAAAGTATGCCCGGATGTTCAATGACGCTGATCTGCTTTGGTTGCTGAATGAGATCATAGACAGCACGAACACAGCAGATATTGAGGACTTGACGGCAATCTATCTGTTGGAAGAAGATATTGACCCTGAAACTGGTATTCCTATTGGGAACTACCTTTCACAGTATTCAGGCAATTACTACTTTTCAAGTTTTGATCACTGGATAAAGGAACAGAAACACGTCAAGTATTATTTCAGGTATATGGATGATATTGTTATTTTCGCAAAGACAAAAGAGGAACTTCACAGATTAAGAGTGGAAATTGATGAATATTTCAAGAATGAACTAAGGCTGAACGTCAAAGGAAACTGGCAGATATTCCCAACCTATATCAGAGGTGTGGACTTCTTAGGTTACCGCACATTCATGAACTATTCACTGCTTAGAAAGACCACTTGTGAGGATATGAAACGAAAACTGACCGCAATCAGGACAAAGGTAGAAGCCGGGAACATGATGAACTATTCTGAATGGTGCTGCATTAACAGCTATAACGGATGGTTGAAACATTGTGATTCTTTCAGGCTATATCAAGCGTATGTTGTGCCGCTGTTGCCGTATGCGGATGAATATTATAAATGCAACATAAAACCCAAAAAGAAAGAAGGTAAGAAAGCAGCATGATTGATTATGGAACACAGAGAAGCACCGTCAAACCGTTGGAAATGGAACTGACAGACAGCAAAGTTTTCATTGCATCCAACATCACCCCGGTTGATGAACCGGGAACAGATGAACAGCCGGGCTTTGCAGGCTTTGAATTTGACCTTGTGGAGTATGACAAGGACGAGTTCATTAAGTTGCAGGCAGAACAGAATGAAACGCTGCAAACGCAGATCACGGACACACAGGTTGCCTTGTGTGAAGTCTATGAGTTGATGGCATAGGAAGGGGTGAATGATCATGGCAAAGGTTTATGCTGACCTTATCAGGAAGGGTATCAAGACTATTGACGATGTGCCGGACAAGCTGAAAGCAGCGGTTCAGGCAATCTTGGATGGTGATGATTGATGATTGTCAATCTTATCATAAAAATTTTATTCAGAAAGGAAGTGGCTGAAATGGCAGTGATTTATGCAACACTGATCATCAAGGGCAGAAAGACCTTTGCTGACGTTCCTGACAGAATCAAGGAACAGGTGAAGGGTGTTCTGATTGACCTTGATTGTGGCGAGTTAGCCGAGTAATGAAGAAATACCCATTGACGCAATAATAACCGCTATATGACCGTTATATAAGGTCTGACAGCGGTTATTTTTGTGTCACAACAAGCAAACAATCAACAGAAAGGACTATGGAAAAATGAAAGAAGGAATTTGCACAGGAATCGGGTTGATCGGTAGCTTTATCGCTTCCCTGTTCGGTGGATGGGATGCCGCATTGATGACATTGATTTTGTTTATGGTGATTGACTATGTTTCGGGTCTTTTGGTTGCCGGGGTTTTCCACAACAGCACCAAGACCGACACCGGGACACTTGAAAGTAAAGCAGGTTGGAAAGGACTTTGCAGAAAGGGCATGACGCTGTTATTTGTGCTGATCGGGTACAGGCTTGACCTTGCGCTTGATATTGACTATGTGCGCAATGCCGTTGTGATCGGCTTCATGGCAAACGAACTGATCAGCATTGTGGAGAATGCCGGGCTGATGGGTTTGCCCCTTCCTGCCGTTATTACAAAGGCGGTTGACATACTGACGAAGAAAGCCGCCGAAAATCAGAAGGATGGTGAAGAATGATGGGAATTAGCATCACAAAGAAAACGAGTACAACCAACACAACCGCTTCACAGGGCAGAAAAATTCTGTACATCGTGGAGCATTACACAGCAGGGGTCACTTCAAAAAGTGGCTCTGCTGCAAACACCGCTTCATGGTTTGCGCAGGAAAATGCAAAGGCAAGTGCTGACTTCATCGTGGATGATTCAAACATTGTTCAGTTCAACCCTGACCCGGCAAACCGCTATTGTTGGGCTGTTGGTGGCAGCAGTTACGGAAATCAGGGCGGTTCACTGTATGGTGTGGCGAAAAATGCAAACAGTATCAGTATTGAAATCTGTTCAACCAATGACACAGGCAAGGTCACAAATGCGAATGATTCACATTGGTCATTCACTGACGCTGTTCTGAATAAGGCTGTTGAACTGACCAAGTACCTGATGGAGAAGTACGGCATTGACGCTGATCACGTTATCAGACACTATGACGTGAACGGTAAACCTTGCCCCGGTATCATCGGTTGGAACGCTGAAACAGGGGATGAAAGCAAGTGGAAAGCATTCAAGGCACGTCTGACTGCTTCCAGTGACAATAGTACAGGCTTGCAGGCAACAGCCCTGAAAAACCTGTCAGAAGCAGACGTGATCAAGAAGGTGGGCGCACTGTTCACCGCTGATCAGAAAAGCAGCGGCATCCTTGCGTCAGTTTCCCTTGCGCAGTTCATCCTTGAATCTGGCTATGGAAAGACAGACCTTGCACAGGAAGCAAATAACTGTTTCGGTATGAAGAAATCACTTTCCGGGAACACTTGGAGCGGCAGCACTTGGGACGGTACTTCAATTTATACCAAGCAGACGAAGGAACAGAAAACGGATGGCACGGAATACACGGTCACCGCTGATTTCAGAAAATACCCGTGCATTGAAGATTCTATTGGTGATCACAGTGCCTACCTGTTGGGTGCTATGAATGGCAGCGTGAAGCGGTACAACGGACTGAAAGGCTGCACCGACTATGAAAAGGCAATTCAGATCATCAAAGACGGTGGGTATGCAACAGATGTTTCCTATGTGTCAAAAATCTGTTCCATCATCGAAAAATGGAATCTGACACAGTATGACCTTGCAGCTAACACAACTACAACCACGGAAACAGCCAAGACCAACAACAGCTTCCCGGCAGTACCGTTTGAAGTGAAAGTTCTGGTTGATGATCTGAATTATCGTTCTGACCCGGCAATGGGTGAGAACATCAAAGGTCAGACAGGCAAGGGTGTTTTCACCATCACCAAACTGTCAGGAAGTTGGGGCTTGCTGAAATCTGGTGCAGGTTGGATTTGGTTAGGGAATGCGTCATACTGCACGATTCTTGACACCGTTCAGGATGCAGCTTTCACCCCGTACAAGGTGAAGGTGTTGGTTGATGATCTGAACATCAGAAAGAAGCCAACCATTGACGGGGCATCTGTTGGGTACACGGGAAAGGGTACTTTCACCATCGTTGCGGAAAAGACCGGGAAGGTCAGCAAGAACGGCACAACAGGAACATGGGGCTTGCTGAAATCCTATGCAGACGGTCAGGACGGATGGGTTTGCCTTGCATTTTCAGAGTACACCGTCAAGGCATAATGGTGTTACTAATTTGTTACTAATTGACGGAGTTTTCAACAGTCTTGAACAGTTTTGAAAACTGAACTTTTCCCATAAATAAGGCAAAAGGCGAGGTTTTCAAAAGGGGTGTTTCATGATATAATGAGCGCAGTTGTGCGAATTATATCACTGCGCATAAGCAGTTTCAGTGGAACCGCTGAAAGCTGCTGCGAAGGTTTTGTGTAAAGGAGTACAAGAATTTATGGGAACATTTGATCATATGAAGAAAATCGATCTGCACTGCCATCTGGACGGCTCACTTTCTTATGAGACGCTGTGCACATTGGCAGAGAATATCGGGCAGAAGCTTCCGCCGCAGGAGGAGCTGCAGCCGAAATTGCAGGTGGGGCCGGAATGCACGGACCTGGGGGCTTATCTGGCCTGTTTTGATGTGCCGCTTCCGTTTTTGTGCACCGCGCAGAACTTTAAAGATGCGGTAAAAGGTGTCCTCAGAGACGCTGCCCGGGAACATGTGGTATATATGGAAATCCGTTTTTCACCACTTCAGTCGGATGGTTATGGGATATCACATCGGGATATGATCGAGGCTGCCATCGCAGGACTTCGGGAGGGAGAGCAGGAATATGGCATCCATGGCAATTTGATTCTCTGTGGAATGCGCCATTTGGATGTCTCTGAGAATTTGCGGATGC